CTGTCCGTAGTAGAGCAGAGTTCAGATTGGTGGGCATTGATAAACTTAGGAATTATCATGCTCCCAACGTGTCGTTTGCCTATGGTAGTTGCTTCGAGACCATCCCAGCACACGAAAATGACTTCTTATACCTGGACCCACCATATTATGAGACTGTGAGTCACTACTATGGCAAAGATGGTGCTCTTCACAAGTCATTTGACCATGAGAAGTTCTGTGAGGTATTGAAGCAGCATAAGGGTGGATTTGTGATGTCATACGACAACAGTGACAGCGTTCGTAATCTATACTATGACTGGACTGAGTTCAGGTATCTTACATTCCCTTATCAAATGTCAGGTACTAAGCGTTACGAGAAGACAGAACTGGTGATCGTTAAATACCCTGAAGTTAAGAAAGAAGAGAAGGCAAGAGGCATCTATGCTTTTATCTAAACACACTAAGTTTGTCTACGAGTATGAAGGACTCATTACTCACGATGAGGTAGATCACTTGTGTGAGTGTGTTGCTGATGCTAATCCTGTTCTACAAGAAAACTTTAGGACTGAAGAGAGAAATAATAATACTTACGACTTAACAGAACATCAACGTGCTAATAATATAGCATGGAGGTACATAGCACGTGCTCATAATCAATATGTGAGAGACAATGACTACATGTGGTATAAGTGGGACAAGGATAAACTACTCAGTTTAAGATGGAATGGTAAGAATATCATTCGATCATATGATGAGAATGATGAGTATCAATGGCACCAGGATCATTCACTCTATAATATACCTGAAGTATCGTACATATTATATTTGAATGATGAGTTTGTTGGTGGTAGAACACTGTTCATGCTTGATAAGTTAGGCATTAGTCCTAAGAAAGGTAACGTACTTTGTTTCCCTGTTGATCACTATCATCTACATAAAAGTACCAAGATAAGTTCTGGAACTAAATCTATACTGTGGAACTGTATGTACAGGTCTACAGTTGCTAAGCAGCAGAAGGAACTATCACCCACAAGGAGAAATATATGGTAAGCGCCTACTATACTACACTCATTAGTATATTCGCTATCATTGGTTGTCTACTGATCATTGATCCAAACTTTGGTGTGTACTTCGATCTACAAGTTAGAAACTTGTGGGTACAGATGAGGAGGCGTTGGTTTATCATGACCATGTATCCACGTATTAAATATGACACGTGGCAAATGAAGAGAAATCTTCGTCGTATTAGAATAGAACTAGATTTACCTGATGATGAAGAATCTTGATGAGTTTGTATATGTAGAGAATGTACTGTCACGTGAACAGTGTGTACATGCTATCAAGACTCTAGATGATGGTGAATGGCAACCACACAGATGGTATGGTTGGAAGGATAATGAGTATCATAATAACAAAGACTTTGACACAGCATATAGTGTAGATTTACAGGTTGCTTGGAGAGATAATATTGTTGGTTGTATCAACAACTATAAGAAGAAGTATCCTAACTGTGATGCTGATCACTTCTGTCAGATACGCTTCAACAAGTATAATGAATCACAATACATTGCCAAACATGTAGACCATATTAGGAGTTTATTTGATGGTAAGGCTAAGGGTGTGCCACTAATCTCACTGGTTGGTCTACTCAACGATGACTTTGAAGGTGGTGAATTCTTACTAAATGGTGAAGATATGGAACTTAAGGCGGGAGATCTGCTAATATTTCCATCTACCTTTTCATATGAGCATATGACCACACCAGTGGAAAAGGGAACTAGATACTCATACGTTCTTTGGGGATGGTAATGAAGACACACTTGATGGATTATGTATTTCTTGATCCACTATTTGAGACAAAGGATTGTAAGGACTGGATTCGTAGACTAGAACTGTCACAATGGAATCAACACCGTTGGTACAATTCAAACAAGAAGACTATCAGTTTCCATCATGACTTCCTAGTACAGAACCATAATACTGTCAATGCTGAGATGATGCCTGCTGTTAGATCCTTTGCTGAAAGGTATTTTGACACATTTAGTTCAGTACGCAACAATTTCACAGTTAATCCTCTTAGATTCAATAAGTATGAGGAAGGAAACTCGATGGAACTACACATAGACCACACTCGTAGTCTATTTGATGGTGAACGTAGAGGTATTCCTATCGCTAGTATCATTGGGTGCTTAAACAGTGACTATAGTGGTGGTAAATTTGAGTTATGTCAAGGAAACGTGAACATACCCACGGGGTGTGCTATTATGTTCCCATCGGTTTTTCTTTACCCTCATGAAGTCACTGAAGTTACGCGTGGTACGAGGTATTCGTGGGTCACATGGGTGTATTAACATGGGAAAAGATAAACTGTTGGAAGAGACACTATTAGTCTTCCTCAATGCTTGTTACAACGACGGTAGAGATGGCAAACCATGGTGTGAGGATACTGCTAAACAGTATATCAAGACCATGACTGATTGTGTCAAGAAAACAAACCAAAAACCATACAGATGGAGGGCTAGTGACTGATGGATGGATTCGATCAATTCAAACAAAACAGGCGTGAACACTTAGGTGAGGCTATTGGTCAATATCTTACTGATGAGAGTGTTGATGCTCGACAATGCTACGAAGAACTATTGACTGAGGTTAATGGTTGGGTAGATTACTTTGAAGGACATGCTAACAAAGCACGTGGTCTACGTGACCTGCTAATGGGTTATCGTGATGTTGACTTAGCAGAGAAATGGATGTATGATAAGATCCCTTCTCGATACTAATGAACAGTATTAACATAACACTTACTGAGGATCAAGTTAAGTTTCTCATTAATTTGATGTGGGCAAATGATACAAGCACTCTAGCAAAGCAGCATTATGTCTCAGACGGGGCACTAGAGGACCAGCTTGTAAAGTGTCTAGGCTACGCTGCTCTGGGGCACGTTTGACCCTATACTACTAAGGTAGTCAAGGGATCACACATGACCGTCCAAGTCGTCAAGCACTCATACTACAAGATCGAGATCGACACCAAGGATGCTGTTCAACCCATCATCTATTTCCGCAAGACTGGCAAGTGTACCACCCAGAAGGGCATGGATCGCCAGCATGACCGTATTGTGATGGAGACTGTAGAGGCATGGCGTCAGTTTGAGGGTCAGATCAAGCGTTACACCATCTCCCGTGTGCCAGCTGACGTAGTGGTACGTGGTGAGATCCGCAACGCCTGATCTACCCTATACTATTCACATAAGCGACACACACCATGAGACTGCTGACCTCCGCCACACAGATCGACTTCTACCCTGTCGGCACCAACCCTAAGCGCTTCGTTAAGCGTACAATCTGGCATCCTGGTGCTGACACTGAGATGACCACATTTGACACCAAAGTCAAGACTGATGCCATTTATGACATGAATCAGTATATTGCTAATGGTGCTAAGGTGCTTGATTACAACACTGAAGCATACGACGGTACAGACTACTCACCCATGGGATGCTGATGTTCACTAAAGAAGACCACGATTTCCTTGACATGTTGTTTGGTAAACTGACGTGTCTTGACACTGACATGATAGATCTTCACGACTCCGATTGTTGTGATGATCATATAGAATTAGAACGACTTCATGACAGAACTGCCGAATGATTTCCCCCATCAGCCCCCTTCGGGATATTCCTACGAAACGCTTCCTTTTAAGCGTAATGTTGTTGCAGTGTGGCTTATTTGTCACCGTGAGTTTGTTTACAGTGGCGGGAGTAACACTCGTACTATCTGGGGATTCTACAACACTAAAAAACGACAGTACCATGCCCCAATCAACAGTAAAAAGGTTGGAGAGGTAGTAGATGTAAGTAACACTAGGGCATATACTGCTATGCCCATTCTCAAACCAATGAGACCGTCACTACTATCTTTTATCTGAATATACTAACAATGATTGTTGCAGTTGACACTCCTGGCAATTCACACTATCATAAGTAGTACAGTAGATCACACAAATCTATCATGACCGAATCAGAAAAAGCAATGGTTGATGAGATGAAGAATCTCATTAAGGATCAGAACGAAAAGATCCGTGACCAAGATGATTATGTACGTGAATTACAACACGAAATTTCTGACATGCAAAACAAAGAGTATGACTGCTGACTTCGTTATTGATTTTGAGAGCCATTTGAAGCGTGGCGATGTTTACAAGGTTGAACTACAACTACCATACGAACTAGCAGATGGTAGTGGTGGGTATTTTGATTATGACGTTTACTTGGTAGCACAAAATGCTAACCAAGCACACTATCTTGCCAATTGCATGTATCCCGATGCCGTGTCCGTTGCCTGGTCAGATGATCCCATCACCAGTGGAGAATATGATTCCCGTAGGAACACAAGTAAGGTATAAAGAATTTACAGGAGTAGTTAAGTTTGTTGATCCAGAGTCTGGTTCAATGACCATTTGTATTAAAGTATTTGAAGATCATTCACGTGATGTTTGCCTATGTGTACCCATCTGTGATCTTGATCAAGTTATCCCCATGACTGGAAACCACAGCCGACAGTGATTATTATGGAAGACCAATTCATTGACATTTTTGACAACCCCGAGGCACGTGAGTCTGTCATCCGTGAGATGGCAGAGCAAGAGCTCTGGGACAGTGTAGAAACTGTCCCCGAGGACCTGCTGGCAGACTTCTGATGCCCTATAATTAATTCATCAGCAAGGGACACACACCACCCCATGAACAACATCGGTTCTTTCCAAGACTACGTTGCCACCACTCATGCCCGTAAGCAGAAGGAACTGAACATACTCAAGTATGTTAGTCAGTTGATGCTGGCACTTGAAGACAACTATCGTAAGTATGCCATTATTCAGGCAGAAAAGTGTGTCAAGCAAGGTAGTCAGTATCACATGGAGCGTCTTGTTAAACTTCGTGCTGGTCTTGCTGAGATGACTTATGTTCTGGAGACAGGACGTAAGTATCACAAGATCATCATGGTTGACAACGCAGGTTCTCGCTCTGTTCATGCCTTTGTTGATAAGAAGACAGGTGAGGTTTACAAGGCAGCATCGTTCAAAGCACCTGCTAAAGGCGTTCGTTTTAACGTGTGTGTTATTACTGAACGTGAGTGGTTGCTTGAACATGCTGACTGGGCAGGTGGTTATCTCTACAAACGTTGAGCTTGACAGAGGGTCACTCCTCTGCTAAATTATTAAAGAGTTCTATTTCCTTTCCAATGTACGTTCCACTCTTCTACTTGGTTGCTGGTGGTAATGCTTATGCCATCGACGACGAGAATATCCCCTTTGGTGCTCCTGTCAAGATTGATGGTAGCATTGATTGGGATTCTGCTTATGACTTCGATTCTTGTGATGAAGACATCGAGTTTGTTGCTCACATGTGTGACAAACTTGTACAAGCAAAGCAACTCCACATGGAACAGTTCAGTGAGGTTTTCGTTAAGTGAACAAATTCAACCACATTTCAGACTTGTTTGCTCCCATTGATTTCAATGAGAGTCCTGTTCGTATCCGTCCACGTGTGGATCTGGATGAGGACATGGTTAACAAATTCTGGAGATACCACGGACGCTTCTCAAATGACTTCGCCCGTGCTATTGTAGAGATTCTTCCGAAGGGTAAGACCTTCGTTAGTTACGACCACCTTGCCAACTCTTTGATTACCAAATGACTCCTCTAGAGAAAGAACAGCAGTCAATCTGCCGCCAGGTTGACACGATCATGAAGAATCGCCATCGGCGTTTCATGTTCTTAATTAAGAAAGATCGTACTGATGACGCCATCGCTATTGGTGAAGAGTTTCAGGAATGGATGCACCTTGATGACCCAGGGTACGATGAGGAAGAATTGCTGTACTTTCGTATTGAAGATCTTGAAGAATGTCTCGACAACTGAGACTAATCGAACCCGTATCATGGGTTG